TTATGGGTTGTCTTTTTTGACGTTCTTTTTATCGTAAAGCTTTTTTGCTAGGGAAAAGATAATAGTTATTGCAAGGAAAATTAAGAGAAAGTTTATCATTAGATTGGGCCATTGGATAGTTATACCCTCGTTTCCCGAGAAAAACATCTCCGTAAATGCACCTTTCTTATCTGTCGTACTAATTACAGTTAGCCATCTAAAAGGTGCTCCATATATGTATTCATAAAAACTCACTTTACTTCCATCAGCTATCGCAAATGTTGGGGGTATGATAAATAACGTGGTGATTAGGAGGATAGAGGTTGCAAATAATCGGTTAGTTAGCCATTGTAGTTTTTTCATGTTAGCTCCTTTTGGGTGAAGGTTGGTTTTCCAATTTGGGATTTTATAAAAACATTGCTAAAACATTTAGGCCCTTTTTAAATATGGGTTGCAAGGGTTCTGAACGAGACAGTAAAATGTATTTTTTATTTTACAATTTCCATTTTTTCAGGAATTCCATTTTTTTCACAAACTTTATATTTTCTTCCGCTAAAATCTGTAGCGTAAAGTATTCCTTCTTTTACATTAATCAAAGTATAAACATCATTATCTCCAACGGGTCTCTCTCCTATTTGCCATTTCCGTTCACCCGTATAAGAAAAAGCATAAATATTATGAAAATCATCAAACGTATATTCTTGGTTGGCTGGTATATCTAATAAAACATATACATGATTTTTATCTTCTCTCAAAGTTTGTATTGGATACTCAAATGTGTATTCTTGGTTTTCAAAAATTAATTTATTATTCATATGAGTTATCTTCGTCATAAGCTTTTTCCTCATCTTTGTGTTTGATTCTTTCTTTAGCAAATCTATCAGCTTAACTACCTCAACATCATATCCTCTAAAAAGGTCTTATATTCTCTTGTGGACAGTTCACTTGATATATTTCTCTCATGAGAAAGTACCTTTAGCCAATTTTCACTCATCTTCATTTAAAAATTATTCAAATTAAGTTATCGCTTTAAATGGTGCGTGCCCTGTTTCAGCATTTCTTAATAATGTCGGCTTTCTAAAGCGCAAACTTATTTCCAACTTAAAAATAGTTATTCCTCCGTAATTTGTTTACTTAATCACATGAGTTTTCATTTATTAACTCTTCAATATCCTTGATTTCACCCGTATTATCATTTAAATCCAGTAATTACGAGACTTTTAGTCCACCTCGCTACCTTTAATAGTAAATCCAATATCCTAATAAACTTCAACAAACAAAAATTTATTAGAGTAAAAGGAGAGTTTATTTCACTATTCTCACTTGGTTGAGTTCACCATTTTCTTGATTAACTTCAAACCTCCGCCCCATGAAATCTGTTACAAATAAATCGTTCTCTTCGATATCCATACCTACCAATGGTGCGCATATATAAACATTATTTCCTTTTGGCGCAACATTTTTTATTTGCCATTGAATTTCACCCAATTTATTAATTGCATATACATTACTTAAAGTGTTTTCATTTAATTCTTGACCAGGAACAACCAATAATCTCACAAATAAACAGTTATCATTCTCTTTTAATTCTACAATTTTATTCTTAAATTCAATGCTTTTTCCAAAAGCAGTTAATTTATTATCAATGTATTCTGCGTTAATTGTCACTTTAATCCGCCCCATTCTGAGATTTTTCCGAGTTCTTTAAATTCACCAATGAATTGACCTTTCAAATCAAATTGTATACCCCCACCTTTATTTTCGAAAAGAGGATTTACTTCTCCCATTCTGATATTGCTGCCTTTTGGCAAAGTAACTTCTCCAACAAATTTGGGTATATTAGGTAATGCAAATTTATCTTTAATTTGAGTCGGTGTTAAACCTTTTATATCCTCTGCTTTCATAAGCCATCCACCATGTAGTTTTGAACTTCCCCCATCATATACCCTGACAAATTTAGTTTCTACCAAAAGTTCTAAATCTTGGACAGGTGTTTTAGGTGTATATGGAGGTTGATCATAGTTTTGTTGATGCCAATATTTATTGACACTTTCAGCAGAGTCATACTTCTTTATTTTCACTTTATTATTTAAATCGCCCAACAGGTCATCTAAATAATCATAACCCTTCAGTTTATTTTTCTTACCAAATGTCACACTCCCTCTAATCGCAGCCGTACTCAACCCAAGCCCCAGCACAACATCCGCTAACCCACTCTTATCTATAAACCCTTTCCCAGCTTCAACATATGCCGAGGTAGATAAAATACCGCCAGTTAGCCCATCATACTTGTTACCATTTAGATAATAAACACCATCTCGCCAAGCTTTATTGATTTTCTTATTCAAGTCTTCATTAGTAATAATCGAATAATCTTCTGGATTAAGATATTTTCCGTTTTTTTCTAAATAGGCTTTAAGTTCGGCATTCTCCACTCCTAAGCCGTCTCGCTCTAATAACCACATCACCTGTTCTTTTCCATTACTATCTAAATATACCACTGCAAGCACTGTGTAGTCTTGTAGTTCTTTTATAATATCTTCTTTTATTCCTCGTGCTTTATTTAAAGCTTGTTGCATGTGGCTCACTGTAGCGTGATTCAGCTTACTTAGATCGTAAGTGCCTGTCTGGCTGTTGAACTGGATATTCGACTGGAGTTCGCGGATGGTCTGCTGAACTGCTTGAACTAAGTCAATCAAATGGTCAAAAAAGCTAGCGTGGCTTTGTTCAAATGACAAATATTTCTCGAGAATGTTTTCCTGTTTATACGCAATAGCTAACTGAGAACGATAATTCTGCATTTGCCCTTCTGTTCCACTGTTCATTCGCTGTGCTAAAGCTTCTTTTTTGCTTTCTATTCGGTCAATCATTTTACCCAGTTCATATAAACCGTCCGCATCGATTTTGGCATCTGGTGAGCTATCAACTTCGGCATGAAAATCTTGGATGTACTGCCCCAATCTTTCTTCACTTTCGTCCATAGCTTCGATTATTGCATCACAGAGAGGGAAATAAGTCATTTGATAATAATTTTTCGATGCATCAACTGCTTTTCCTTTTAAACTATTATCTCCCACATACTTTGTCACGGCCGCTTTGATAGATTGGATAGTTTTCCTTCCTGGTTCATTGGCTGCACGTAGCTGGTATAAAAAAGCTTGTATTTCTCCGATGTCAATTCTACTCACTGAAACAACTCCTTTTGTATATCATGTAGTAAATTATTAGATACTTTGAAATTCCACTTATTTTCTATGTAATCGATAAATAATCAAAAAGAAATCAGCTTATTATTGAAATTATTAACATTTTGCCCGTAAAAACGACAAAACACCAACGACTTTAACAGTCACTGGCGTTTGTTTTTATGGGTTGTGAGGGTTTCGAACCCCCGACCCGCTGATTAAGAGTTGGTTTTGTATTGAGCAGTTACACGCATTCACGGGAAGAAATCGGCTTTGTTACGCGGTTTACGCCTTTTGAAAAGCTGTTACAAGAAGCTATAAGTATTTATATGTTGTTTTGCTCTGCCCCATTTATGCCCCGCAAGTATTCTTTATAAACATTTTCTATATTAATTGTATCTTTTTGTGTTCTTTTGTTTAGTATAGCAATTTCTTTGTCTGTCCGCAAACTAGCAAACAGTTTTTCTATAGCCCTATCTTTTCCTTCTACGTAGCAGATGTATCTAAAATCATTAAAGCTATATAGTCTCATGTCATAACCTCGCAAAAAATAATATCTTCTATATTAATGTCAATTATTCGTTCGTCAAATCGCTGTAATTGAACTATATTTCTTTCATGGTCCAAATAAACAGGAACTACATACTTGTATCGCACATGATGATTGTTCTTAAAAAACAGTACTTCTATCGACCAATTGCGTTTGAGAGCATCTGCTAATACTATTGAATGTTCTAAAATATCATCAAATAAGTTATACATTTACTTCACCTCTTGCTAACATTATACGAACAAACGTTCTTAAAATCAAGTCTTAAAAAGTGTTGTGTTGCATAAAGTTATATGTAATAATATTCACATGAACGATTTTCGTTCATTATTTCATTCAACTATTAGCTGTTTGACATCCCGTTTTTTACATCTGAACATAACAGCAACCTCGAATAAATTTTCGGGGTGTTTTTTTGCATAAAAAAGCCCTAACGGTGAGGTTAGGGTAGATTCCTGAACTATGTCATTCTATAACTTCACTGAATACTAAAGCCATATTTACATTAGCATCGGAGTGATTCCCAGTTTTTTCAAAACCAATTTTCTTGTAGAAGCCAACAGCCTCCTTAATTGAATACACTGTCAGTAGAGTTGCTCCTACATTAGGTAGAATTTTCAGTTTAATAAAAGTTATTAAGTAGTTCATTAACACAATGCCAACACCCTTCCTTTGATGATGTTTTTCAATAGCAAAGTGATGTATTTGTAACGCTGGTATAGATTTTCTATGAATCGTGAAATGTGGATGGCTAGGTAATTTCCCAGAAACAATAGATTTTTTTGTAATCTGTGCCCTATCTGATGTTAATGTAAAATAGCCTGCAACACTTCCATCAATAAAAAGAATAAAAGTTCGCGTTAAATTGCAAATGTGGTCACTTAGCGCATCATTGTGTAAATAAGAGTCAATATCAACATTTCCGCATGAGAACTCATTTACGGCTTGTTTTTCTGTGTCTGCAAGTCCTGAGATACTCTTCATTTCTATATTTAGTTTCATTAAACTTTATAAATTTCACCATCAATTTTTATTTCTTTGATGGCTTTAAGATTGTGTTTAGTTTTTCTAACATTACTATTACGAGTTGTTGCTTTTCTATCAATTCTACTCATGAATTCGCTATATTCTTTTTGGTTATTAAACGAAAAGGCTGTATTTTTTATAGTTGTAGTTGCCATTTTCATCCCTCCAAGTTTTAAGTTCTTATATACTATATTATACACAATAAGCGTATTTGTAAACCTTTTTTTAAATCCAAATCACCTTAAACGGCTTTTAAATGCTTTTAAACGTGCTTAACAGCACTTAACAGCTACAAAATGATGTTATCTTAATTTTAGCTTATTTATTAGCTTTTAAAGTATCACAAAAGTATCTTTTTATAAAACAAAAAGACCCCCTAGCGCACTGCTAAGAGGTCTTTAAAATTATTTCAAGAAGTAGTTTGCTGTGTAATACCAGCCGTCAGATGGATACCAAAGCTCTAAGTATCCTTTCCCGTTGTTGTACCATGCTAATTTCGTATTAGGTGCATACCATTTAATTTTGCCCGAACTCAACTTCGTATTATTCCAAACCGGAATGCGTAAATCTTTCGCGCTTTTAATTCGTACTTTAATGCGCCCTTTTGCGTCTTTTTTAGTTACAACATCGCAAAAACTCTTATACATGTAGTATAGTTTGTCATCAATATAAGTCTTGTACCAATACTGATTGTGCTCATATACTAAGAACTCAGTTCCCGATTTATACATGCGGAATGGCGACGATTTAAAGTCCATTTTTGTGAGCAATGGCGCGCTGTCAACGACTTTTCCATCATGTCTGTTTTTATTTTGTGATGCACCTTTCAATTTTGCATTGACTGCGTTTCTGAAACGTGTTAATTCGGAAGGTTTCGCAACCCAAGGCGCAGGACAATTTTTTCCGGTTACATCGTAATGACGGATAATGTCACTAGGCGTTAAATCGTATGTTTTGCATAGCTCTGCAGCTACATCAACAGAACGATTAAACGTTGCCGCAGTGATATTCCAGTTTTTATCTAAGCACATTTCAATACCAATGCTTGTTAAGTTTGCATTTCCGCCAGAGTAGTAGCTCGTTGTTGCTTTAAGCGCTTGTACTCTACAAGCTTTCTCGTTCGCATGATACGCAACTTCATTTAAAGGGATAATACAAATAGCTTCTTTATCATCAATAAAAATATGCGCAGAAGCGTAACGCTCTTTTAAATCTCTAAAATATCGTCTGTGATTATCTGCGCTTGCCCCAGGGTTTGCAGTATAGTGCATAACAATCTTACTTACTCTAAGCAACTTATATCCTGGGCGTGAAAATTGATTTTTATTGATATAATTATATTGTAGTACTGACATTATTTATCATCCTTTCTTGGTTCTGAATAATTCATTACTTTTAAACTATCGGAGAATTTACTAGTTGTTGGGTCCATCAAAATACCGACAACGGCTACAATTGTGGTAATAATTGCCATTGGGCTATTTAGGAACCTTACAAACGAAAGCCACAAGACGGACCAGTTATCTAAATCAGATATAGTAAAACCTCCTGCTGTCCACGCGACGCCTAGAACTGTAATAAGAGTTGCCACAACAGTTCGCCAGTTTTTCATTCGTACTTTCCAGTTAATTTTCATTGTTTTTTCTCACCTCCTTATTATTTCCAAAGCATAGGCGCTAAAGTAATAATCGTTGTGATTACTGCCCCTATCAATCCGATAATTGCTACTGTCACGCCTACATCACTCGTTTTTGCTTTTTCATCATTTTCCGATTTCGCTTTAATTTCGGTTAGTTCGATATCGTGGTCATGTAGATGAATAGTAGTATCACTTGCAAAGCGGTCCAAAGTTTCCGCTGTTCTTTCTGTATTTGTTGCAATTTGATCTAGTGAGATTGAAAGCGGTACAACAATATCTTTTAAATCATTCAAATCGTCACCTAATCCATCCACTTTATTCTCTATCTTTTCGATGTCTTTGGAGACTTCTGTTTTCAACTTACTTTCATGCTCTAATAATTCTAATCTTGTTACGTAACCTAATTGTTTTTCAGCTTCCACAGTTCGAAACCTCCCACTCCCGCGATGAATAAATTAAAACACGCACTCAAACCATAGCGAACTGGGAGCAACCACTGCGACTGACCTTCCGCGCTAGCAGATGCATAAAGAAATAATATAAATACACCTATGATTCCCCCAATTAGCATATTTATATATTTTGCTTTACTTGTTTGGAATATCGATATTAAAATCAAAACAGAACTTACTATGAAAAATAAGCCCCATGTATCCATGTTCATTAAACCGTCCATCAGCTTGTAAGTATCACTTCCTTCAGCAACCGCATCTCCTTTTAGTATTAAAAATGAGCCTGTTGCAAAACTAAACAGTGACACTTGCAATGAAAAAAGGATGCTAAAAACATCCTTATATGACTTTTCCAGCAATTGTTTTTTGAGGTTTTCCCACCATTTCCTCATCCACTCCACTTCCTATTTTTTGACATAAAAATAAGCCTATTCGGCTTTTGCTTCTTTCATAGCGATTATTTCATCTGCTTGTGATCTCGTTATCTTTTTTAAAGCAGCGAATTTATTAACATCTGCTTCAGTATAGTAGCCGCCTAAAAAATAATCTTTTACTTTTTCATACCAGTTAATCATTTACAAAACACCTGCCTCCGCGAGAGATAATAGTAAGTTTGCATTATCTTGTTGCGTTTGTTCTGTCTTCTGCTCAACTTCTGCTACATATAGCATTAAGTCCGCATAATCTTGTGTTAATTTTTCAAGTTCGGTCAATTCTGGCGGTTCTGGAATGCTTGCTTCTTCACCAAAACTCCATTTTTGCTTTTTCGTATTAAAAACTGGATTAATTGCTGGTACTGGTGGTTCAATTAGTGTGTATCCGTCCGGAATCTTCTCCCCTTTTTCCAAAACAATTAAATCGTCACGTTCAAAAATACCGTTGTCATCATATTTAAAAACTTTTATTAACTCGCTCATGTTGTCACCTCTTTAGTTAAATAAATTATGCCATCAAGTCCGGTGTTCACGTCTACCGAACCAACTCCAACGATATTTATATCAGCGCTCACACTTAGATATATATTCGCTTGATTACTTGCTGCCGTACTCTGCTGTGCAGCGGAATAAAGTTTATTCCAGCTCGCATCAGGAGCCAAAAAAGTTGGTAACGTTGCGCATATGCCAGTTCCACTTCCAGTCCCTTTGCCTACAATTCCGCTAACAATGACTAGAAACCGATTGCCAAACTTAATGTATCGAGCTATTAAAGGCTGACTTGCAACAAATCCGTTCTTCGGCGTCAAAGTAACACTTTGTACAGAGCTAGATAGTTCAAAAAAAGCTTTTGCATCAGCAAGCGCTTTATCTGCTTTAGCCTGTGCGCTAGCCGTTGTTTCTTTGGCATTCCAGTTCGTTTTATCCGCTGACGTAACGTGAACATCCGTGTTATTCAAATGGGCATTTAAGTCTGCTTTTTGCGCGAATTGCTCGGGCTGCATAGCATCAAATTGTGTTTTTAAAGCATCCGCTTTTTTATCTACGCCATCTAATTTAGTGTTTAATCTTTCGAACGATTCATCGAATATCTTTTCGTAATCATCCCAGCGCTCTACGTAAAATTCTGCCACCGGGAAAAAGTCGCTATCTATTAATGCTTTTTTTATCTCGAATTCAAACTTATATACGCGCATCGCTTGAGTGTTTTTGTATTTTATATATAATTCAGCAATAGCAGTGCCAGCATGAGATATTTGGGAGTCTGTAAGTGCGTATTCTGCAATTCCTCGCACTCCATCGATGATTGTTGGTTTCACAAGATACTTGCTCTCTGACTCTGTTCCTTTCGCTAAAATCATAGCAAGCTCTAATTCAGCAGCAGACGATAATCCTAAATCTTGATTATCTTTATCTATATTAAAAATAAGTCTAGCTGTCCCGCCTGTATCTTGCGTATAAAAAACAGCTTTTTGAAGTGGTTTATCTTCTTGCGTTGTGACGTTAAAATCATATACACCATTTTTATGAATAACATTTTCAGTCATGTTCTAACAACTCCCCCGCCGCTCAGTTTCGTAGGCGTGTCAGCTTCCCAGGTACCGCTATTGAGATTGAAAATATCGGCACTTTGAGGATACAAACCGATTGCGCTTTTTGCTCCATGTGTGGTGTTTTGCACTTCAACTCTTGCAGTGTTATAACCGCGAACATCAACGTTCTGCGAAGCGAAGTAACAACCGTTGATATCAGCAGAACAAGCATCTATGAATACGGCTGTAAACGGGTCTATTGCTTTAGTATTAAAAGCCATTCGGCATTTTGTAATCCTTACAAATCCGCATCGCGTCGCTTTAATGAAGTAGTTTTTTGTTGTGCCTGCCGTATTCGTTTCTTCTAAACCAGCAATATATAAATAGCCGTTACTGCCTGTTGCGGAAATACTTCGAACTTGGCATCCGGTGCTGCTGGAAGGGTCTACTGTTTCAAAGTTTGTAGATCTAATATAGATATCCCCGCCCATGATTGGCGGAATGACAACGTCTTCGTTATAGCGTCCAGGGACAATCCAAATGTTCACGGAGTTGCTATTTAGTACTCGAGGTAAAGTCATTACAGCTTTATTTATCGTTTTAAAAGGTGCATCAATTTCACCAGTGCCTGTTACATCGTCGCCTCTTGCGTCATCCACAAATATTTCAATGTTGCTGCTATCTAAGCCATATAAACGCTTTAAAATAGTATCTATATCGTTGTATTTATCCATTAGATCATAAACATTCGTTGAAAGCTTTCCAACGCCTGTTATCAAAGCATTTTCCGCGTAATTAATTCTATCGTTTAATGTTGTAAATTCAGTTTCTGGAACCAGAGAAGAAACGCGCGCATCTACTACTTCGTTCGATTCGTCTCCGCCGGATTTAATAACTAAGTTAGATATACGTTGATTTACATGCGTCATCTCTTGATTAGCTTTTTCAAGACTTCCAGCCAGTTTTACTAAATTATCGTTATAGTCTTGTTGTAGTTCTGAGTTCATGAGTGGGTCTTGCCATTTTTTTAAATCCATCTATTTTGCTCCTTTCTTAATCGCTTTTGCTAGTTGAACCATGATAGAAACCATCGTTTTTTTATTATTCGAGAGTGTTAGTTCTGGTGGTTTGTTGGTAAAAATGTATTTCTTATAAGCGACTATTTGCACTTCGTATAAAAGGCCTAGCGGCTCATAAACAAACATCACGTAATCGCCTTTTCCACATTCATATTTAAGCTTTAAAGAGATATTTCCAGTCGTTGCTGGATAGTCTTGCAGTTCAAGCTTTAAACGTCTTAGCATGCTGCTAGAAGTCGTATATCGCTCGTCTGACAGCGGCTCTTGAATTCGCACACCCCACTTGCTTGACTCTGGACTAGTATAAGTAACTGGCGGAAAGTAGTTATTTCCGTTGCTGTCGACTTTTCCATAGCCCTTAATTTGAGTTTTTAAGGATAACGTATCAATATCAAAATCAACTTCGTTTGTGTGCTTGTTGTAGCGAATTTCATTCTCTGTATGCTCTCCGTAATCCTCAGCAGGAATAAATGTCAAACGCTTGTTGTCTGCTAACATAACAAGCTTATAATCTTCTAACACTTCTTGAACTAGTTTTAGTAAATTACCATTGCCAAAATTTTCTTGTGTAATATTTTCTAAAACCTTATTTTTGTCAATAAGTTCAAAGCTGAAACCTTGCTTATCTGCTGCGAATATATGTGTCAAACAATCTTTTGCACTCTTAGAACCCGAAATAGCGTTGTACTGGTAGTCATCTTGCATCGTGAAATAAATATGCGCTGCTGTGACTTCTGAATAAACTATTTTCCCAACTGCTCCCCGATTTAGCTGCTTAACAACAAATTCTTGGCCATCGAGATAAACGCTGCTTTCGTGATTAAGCAAGTCGAAAACATCTTGATTATTTCTTGTTTTCTCTACATAAAAATCTAGTTGCCACTGCTGATTTTCGACCCACGTTTCTGAAAAAGAAGTAGGGTCAAAGCCTGTTAAAATCTCTTTGTATTGCTTTTCGTAGTCACTTACAAATATATCCATTTTCTCACCCACTCTTATTTATATAAAAACGGAAAATCCCACGTTGTTTCGATATTGCTTACATTCTCGATTTCGATTTCATTTTCACCAGATAATAACGAAATAAGACCGAGATTTGTTTTCCGGCCGCAACGCACTCCGTTTTTCAAGATGTTACTGCCGTCCAGTTCAATCGTGTCATAAGCGTAGATTTTCTCATTGAATACGAATTTTTCACCTGTGCTTTTATTGTTAATTGTCAATAAGCCATCGCTTCGGCAGTTCTTAATAGTTATTCTCAAATCGTGCATCCTTGGGTCAATATCGAAGCTTCCAGCGTTGTAAATACTAAATCTGTTTGATGTGTGCTTATACTTATAATTTTGCGATACAATACCTTGCCCCGCTTGCCAAATGCCTTCGCTAAACGCAAAAGGTGAAAGGCTAGTGCCTAGCGATTCGCTAAATCCTTTAAAGACTTCAAATGTTAGCGTAAACTGCGCATGCCCAGCCGCTTTTCTTTCTACATCAAAAGCGCCCGGATGAACGCAATATTTTTTCCCGGGCGTTTTCGTATGAAAAATGTAGTATTCTTTTCTGATGAAAATATCCTCGAATAATTCATCAAGTCGAACGTGATAGTCGATATTGCCGTTTGTTTTGAATCTGCAAGTAAATTCAATATCGAAGCTATCGAAATTACTATCACTCGAACGATTGCCGTCGCTAAACTCATAGCTAGTATAATTATTGATAATTTGAGGACTAGCGCGACTTACTTCACTTATTTCAAAGTTATGTTTTTCGTTTAACTTGATAATTTTATTCGCTTGCATTAAATATAAATCTGTTTTTTTGTTCAAAGTAAGCCACCTCCGTATAGTCCTAAGTCTGTCATGCTGCCAATTCGATTATTAGAGTTGTTAGCTAATACTTCGCCATCTAAATTTAGAATGACTGGTTTAGCCCCGGACTCTTTAATTGCCTTGATTAAATCTGCATTGCTTGACTCTTTTGTTTTATTATCAATAATCGTCTTAACTGTGATAGTTCTGTTTAGATCAACGCTTTTTAGGCCTAGGGCTTTTTCAGCTGAAATTTTCGGCAAAGTTATAGCCGGAACGGTCATATTTGAAGCGGCATTTACTACTTTATCAACCATTTTATTAGTCGATTGCACCGCACCTTTAGCACCAGCTAAAACACCATTTCCAAGACCACCAGTAAAGAATTTCCCAAGCTCAATGGCCACGCGTGAAGGCGAATGAATTCTAAGCGCCTTTTTCACTGAATTAGTGATAGTGTTAGCGATGCTCTTAGCTGTGTTTTCTAGTTGTTTCTTCTGACTGTTAAGTCCGTTTATTAGACCTTTCGCCGCGTTAATACCAGCGCTATACATCGCATTAGCCGCTGTGTTACCCATCGATTTTGAAGCGGAATTGATTTGATTCTGCGTGCTATTAATTGCTTTGATAGTCTTAGCATCAGATTTAGCAAGAGCTTGCGCATATGATGAACCATTTTCTACTCCCGATTCTAAGATGTCGCTTATAATGTCTTTACTAACGCCTTTTTTGCGCAATTTTTCCACATTCGCTTGAAAAGCTTTGATTTCTTTTAAGCGTTTCTGCATTTCCGCTTGTATTGACTGCGGGTTTTCTGGGTCTACATTACTAATGGATCCATAAGACTGCATTTTTTCAGTGATTGAAGCCGCATACTCTTTACTTTGTTTCGTCAAGTCAGCCATCTTTGTGTTAGCGGCTTTTAATTGAGCGACTACTTTATCACGTTTTTTAGCTGTTGCCGCTAGCTTGTTTGTTTGTTGTCCGATATAGCCTTCTATGCTACTTAATGCTTTCGCTTGTTTGAGTTGTCCAACGCTCTTATTCTTAGAATGTAATCCCGCATCAATTGCTGAGGATATTTTGTCTTTCAGCGTACTAGACAGCTTCTTGATTTGCGATTCAGTACCTAGCGCACTAGCTACTAGATTATTTGCCGCTTTCGTCACTGCTTTATTTTTGTCTGCTATACCTAATGAATAACCAGTTCCGAAGTCTCCACCTAGTTTTTTCGACTCTTTCGAAGGTGAATGCGAGTCTTGTTTTTTCTGAACTGCTGCTAGTGCTTTATTTGCTAATGCAGATGCAGCACCAGCAACCATCATGCCGCCGCTGGCTATACCTTGCGCGTATCCAGATGCGAAGTCAGAACCGACGCCGGACGAATCCACAGAGGCCGCACCACTTTTAGCAGAGTTACCTATACCAGACCCTGCTGAAAAAGCATTTCCTTTTCCGTCTAATATCCCGCCATTAAAACCAGATGCGTTATTTGCTCCTGTCATTTTGAATAAATTCGGGTCAAAAGCGCCATTTTTTGCATTGTTTTTGAGTTCAGCGCCAGCGCTTTTATTTGCTTCAGCTGTACTCTTCAAGCCGTCCGCGTTTGCATTTCCGCCTTGTTTTCCGATATTGTTCATCTCGCCCGGAAGAGGAGATGCTCCTAATTTCACTCCATCAAGTAAAAATTTGCCAGCTCCTTGAAAATCCCCTGATTTAATCGCAGCGATAAATTGATCCTTGCCACTTTGCCCGTTTTGGAACATGCCGTTTGGCAAAGTTGAAAGAGTATTCATAACATCATTGTTAATATTTAATGCAGCTGTTGTATAATCTCCGCTTTGAAGTGCTGTAACAAACGCTTGAACGCCTTCCCCACCGCGTTGGCTCATAATAGCGCCTAATCCTGCTAGTGTGTTGTCAATAGAACCGCTCACTTTTACAAAGTCTTGCCAAACTGCGCTTAGTTGTTCGTCGCTAATGTTTCCCATTTCTGACAAGCCTTTTGCAAAAGTTTCTGCATTTAAAGTCCCGCCATTCGCGATAATAGTATTCATTTCACTAGCCCATTTTTGTAAGTTTTCAGCTAATGTTTTGTTCTTCTTCGTTTGCTCGTCGATTTGAATTTGATAGTTTGCTTTTTCAGTTTCAGTTGTAGCGTCGCTTTTTTTCTTTTTCAAATCAGCTAGTTCTTTTTCGCCTGTTTCGACCGCTTTTTTTCTATCTGCATATAAGCTTTTTTGCACTTCTATACTTGTAGATCGTTCTTTTTCATTTAACGTCTTGCCATTTGATAATTTTAGCAAGTTTCCTTCTACATAAAGTTGATTTTGTTTTGCTAACTCTGCTTGAATATCCGCCGTTTGTTGTTGTAAAAATTTCTTTTGTTGTGCAGTTAATTCTGTGCCGTCGACCCACTTATTGCCTTTCAACAGTTTTGCATAATCTGCTTGAAGGGTTAAAAGTGTACCGTTGTTTTTATTGATTTCTGATACCAACGCTGTGTTCGCATCCGCTATAGCTTTTTTACGCTTATCTCCTTCTAAAGTTTGCGCTTTTTCCATAGCAGCAGTATAAGCATCTTGTGACTTTTTAGCTGATTCTTGATACTGACTGTATAGTTCTTTAGCAGAATTCAAGAACGACTTAGTTTTCTCACTAAGTTTATTGCCGTACTGATCTACTCCACCGCTTAACATCGTATCTATTGCTTGATTTGACTTCGAAACTGTTGTTTCTGTTTGCTTAGCAGTAGATTCTACTAGTTTTAATGTGTCTTTTATCTTTTTACCTGATGTTTCTGTTTTCTTCGCTGTTTTTTCGGCTTCTCCACCCATTTGTTTGAAGGCTTCAACAGTACCAGTTAATGCATAATTATCTTTATTAAAAGCATCTTTAATAGCTGAGCCAGCATCGACAAAGGCATCTTTGGACTTTTCTAAGCTTTTCTTAGCACCTTTTAAATCACCTTGTAGCGCTTGAAATGCTGCTTTAATAGCATAGTAAAGTCCCTGTAACGCTTTAATAGCTACTAACACTATTCGTGCTAGCACTTGAATAATATCAACGACAGCCGCTAAAGCGAAACCAAGTACAATCCACGCCCCCACGCCGATATATTTCAATATGTCTTTAAACCCGCTTCCGACGGGTTTTAGGGCTGATACTATTTGTTTGAAAACATCTATTATCTTGCCGAATGAGTTTTTCACCGCTTCCCACATGCCAGATAGAAAGCTTTTTATCCCCGCCGTGTTTTCCTTAAAAGCGGTATACATTCCATAGATAACAGCTATCACTGCGCCAACCGCCGCAGCAACAACGCCGAAAGCAGCAGTTGTTGAGCCGAGTGTTCCTGCTAATTTAACGAATGACCCTTTAATTGTATTAACTACAACTGAAAGTAGTGACCCGCTAGACGTCAAACTTTTTATCGCTCCTGCTAGTTTAGCTACTTTTGAAAATACGCTACTAATAATATTAAAAGCCACAAATCCAGCGGCTACTTTTGCCAACAATGGCGCCCATTCGATTAAAACAGGTATAAACTCTTTAATTTTTTGGATTAAATCAGAAAGTTTTTTCTGGAATTCAGGACTTGCTGTTACTGCCGCAAACTGTTTAAATGCGTTTTTAGCAACATCTAGCGCTTGAATAATCGGGCCTTTTAAGTTTTCGGCGATATTAGCAAGGCTCTTAACGGCTGCGGTTTTCATGTTTGCAAATGAACCGCTGATAGTGTTACCTGCTGTTTTTGCTAGACCTGCCATTTTGGCAGTATTCCCAGCCATTCCAGTTGTTCCTTCTTCGATGCCTTTTGTCAACATTGCGATAGCTTTTGTTGATTCTAAAGATCCTTCGGAAACATATTTTTTCATTTCTCCAACAGATTTACCTGTGGAATTTGCTAAAATTTGCCATGCAGGAACGCCCGCGTCAACTAGCCTGTTAATATCATCCGCATAAGCAACGCCACTCGCTTGCAATGCCGAGATAGCATCTGTCATCTGGTCAATTGATTCTGAACCATTTCCGACGCCATACGCCGCATCAGCAATAGCTGTGAAAACAGGTTTTACATTCGCTGCTTTCATACCCGCTGCTACCATTTTTTTAGCGCCTAATGCGACAGCATCGAGCGCAATTGGTGTGCCGTCGATAGCGGCGGTTAAATCCGTCATAACTAACTGTGCATCTTTTGCGGAACCAGTTAAAACAGTTAACGATTTAGTCGCTGTATCAATCGTATCAACACGACCAATGGCGCTGCCTACGACGTTTTTAGTAGCCGCGATAAGTCCTAATGCTGCTGCTAATTTAAGAACACTAAAACGAGCTTGTTCTGCTGGCTTTTCAACCGAATTTTTAAGTGCTTCACGCATTCCAGCGCCTGCACCTTTTGCCGCCGCTTTCGCTGCGTTAAATCCGCTTACTAATCCACTTTTAATTAACGAACCAGTGCTTTTTGCAATATTCCCCAGACCTTTTAATGCTGAAATACCAGCTTGTCCAACCGCTTTCGCTCCGGATTTCACAGCGCTAAATCCTGTTTTTAATGCTGATTTCACTGTTGTTCCTGTCGTTTTCGCCGCACTTGCTACAGCGCTAAAAGCTGTTTTCATTGCGCTACTCACTGCTAACGCTGCTGATTTTGTAGCGCTCGGGATAGCTTTCACAGCGCTAATAGTTCCTTTTACGCTCATATAAGCAGCAACTACCACCGCTTTGTAAGCTACAACGAAACTGTTTTTCACTGCTGTAGCCGCTGTTTTAGCCGCTCCTGGAATACTTTTAATAACTTTTACAGTAGTTTGAGCAAAAGAAATAGCAGCCGATTTAGCTGCTTGCAAACTGCTTACTAATGCTGATTTAATACTGATTCCCGCACTTTTAATTGCGCTAGGGATGGATTTAATGACATTAATTGATACTTTAACAGCCGACACAATACTACTTTGTACTGTCTTAGCAATTGAAAAGAAGCCGTTTTTGATATTTACCGCAGTGTTTTTGATACTTGTTCCAAGTTCCTTTATCGCTGTAATAGATGCTTTAGCAGCATTTACGAACCCAGTTTTTACTGTTGATGCAAGTTTAGATAGAGCGGCTTGTACATTTGAAGGCAATTCACGCATAAAGTTCAAACTAGCTTTTAAAGCATTTGAGCCAGCGCTTCCCATCGATTTAAACGCATTTACAAACGTGTCTTTTAATCGTTTCGATTGACTAGCAATATCTGAAACCGCTTCTCTATATGCTTTATCTAATGCCGCCCCCGCGTTAGTTCCTGCTTTTTCCAAATCTTTTTCAAAAGCATCAAGTTGTTTGTCTGCTTTTTTATCGTCTAAACTAATCTCAATTACTACTGATCCATCACTCATGTTCTCACCTCTAATCTTTTAACTTATATCTGTTTTTCAGTTTAATTAATTCGTTTCGTTCTTTTTCTGTTCCTTTTCCAGAAGGTAATTCCGCTTGCCTAATGCCGATTATCGTTTTAATTGTTGTATCATCACGCAAACTTTCTAACAATGCTCTAAACTTATACCAGTGCATCTTCCCGCGACTATCTAATAAATCAATATTGTAGTCTTGTAAAAAAGAAGCATAGATATAATCCGCATCTTGCGTTAATGAATATGAAGCAATTTCTTCCGCTTCGTCATTGTTGTTTGTAGCGCTTGGCATCTTGTTTCCGTCGATATCATAAAGCAAACCATCGTCATTTTCTTTAACAATATAATTAGTGAAAATATCAATAAGCACCAACGATTTTTCTTCAATGTTCGCGTATTTGTCTTCCTCATTTGAACGTGGCCAAGGCATATCATCAGCAAAAAGCACATCAATTGCGAGGTTAGCTCTGAACACATCAGATAAACTATTATCTTCCGTTAAATCAATCACTCTTAGAACGTTGTCAAAAGCTAAATCGAGCTTATACTCTTTCCCCTCGTATTCGTAAATATCGTTAACTCCAAAAGCGAGCGAAAGCATTTAAATCACTTCGCTTTTTTTGTCATTTTTGCTTTATATTTCTTTTGAATTTCATTTTGTTGTTTTTCTACTGAACCAACGATATTTTCTGCAACTTGATCGTATACTTGATACATTTTTAAAATATCTTTGCATTGCTTGTAACATTTAGAGAATGCTTCTTCGTCGTCTAATAAAACTGCATACGCTTCAGTTAAAGCTTCTTTAACATCTTCTTCTAAAGCAAAATAATCTTCTGAACTCATTTCGTCTGTATTATCAATGTTGTATTTATTTAACTTTTCCAGTTTCTTCTTGTACTTCTCATCTGCTTCAATCCATTTGCGGCGCATTTCATCACCTAAACCGACTCTAAACAGTTCCGTGCCCAGCTGAAACTCTTGATACGATTCTTCTAATTGAATATTGATTACATTATTTTGTGTCATGTATGATTTCCTCCAATTTAAAAGCCCCTACATTGAGTAAGGGCTTCATTTATTAATCTGCTGTTTCCACTGTTACTTGTACTACTTTATTGATAGAAGGGCTTCCTTTAGATGCGACAGTTATGTTTGCTGTTCCTTCTGCTACACCTTCAACCACGCCGCTAGCATTTACTTTTGCTTTTGGTGGATTTGAAGAAGTGAAAGTTACTTCTTGATTTGTTCCGGTTGGTAATACTGAGGCAGTAATAGTGGATGTTTCACCAACTTTTAACGTAATAGTCGCCTTGTCCACTTCGACGCTGGACGGGCTCTCCTCAGGGTTTTGTTACCTTAGGCGTTTCATCGTAAGCGATGCGGCAAGCGAACGCTGGGAACTCTGTAGCATCTCCACCACCAGCGGAACCTTTAATTTCCGAAACAGTCGCTTTACCGATAGCTGTTTCAGTATCCGGAATTTCGATTTTAAACATAATCCCACGATTCTCAGGCGTTCTACGTTTAGCGACAATTAAGTTTTGCGCTTCGTCTTCACGATCGTGTGTCCCTTCAAACGTGTAAGCTTCTGAGTAACCTAGCACAACCGTTTTTTCGTTGCCATCGCCATCGTAGTCGCCTTGCTCTTCCGTGTTGTCCGAACCATCATCAGAAACGTTTGTAATCCATTTGGATAGTCGTTTCCACACTGGCTCGCCCACACCATCTACAATTTCAGCTACAAAGTATTTCGTTTTCGCATTTTTAATTCTAGCCATTTTTATTTTTCCTCGCTTTCAATATATAATTTAATTTTGAAACTAGCACTATAAATAAATGTCCCATCATCACTAGCGGAAACAATATTAGGAACACTAGTTGTTTCTTTGTCTTCTAGCACAAAGCTGTTATTTAAGCTCTGGATACTCTCTATTTCTGTGTTATCAAAATAAGCAGTAATTGCATTCAAAACACCTAAAACTTTCATTTCTTGCTTGCTAGAAGCGTTTAGATTAAAAGAAAAAGACCGCTCATAAGAGCCATCTTGATAACCTTGTTTATCGTTATTTGGAGTCAGTAGCAAAGCGATTGACTCGGGTTTTAATATCGCTGTTCTTAATTTCATATCTTTTAAATCGACGTTGTTTTCGATAGCATCCATAACGCTATCTAAAAAATCTAATGACATTATAGTCCCTCCTCAACCGCTTTTTGTGCTACTTCTATCCAACTTTCTAACTTATCTACTTTTGCCCGTTGGTCCCATTCCGGGCCAGCTAACGGATGATGTGTTAGTGTGAAATTGAAGTTTATACCTTTGTACAGCCGTCGCGCATAAATAGATGTCCACATGATTTCTTTGTCATTCATAATAATGTATTGATTTGACAAATCGCCATCTAAAAACGGTACATAAGGCGAAATGTCAGCGGCCGCTTGATTAATTAAAGCAAACTGACCTCTTTCTTTCGCCTTTTTTACGTTCCCTTTTGCTTTTGAGAGGTCCACACGTACTTTAATCGGCATCAAACCACCTCGATTTCCCAATGATGCACGCTATTAGAAGTGGCATAACAAGGTATAACTTTGACAATCTTATAAGCTTTTCCAGAAAAATATATTTTAGATCTACTTATAAAATCGTTTGGCACGTTCATGCTGTTCACTGCATCAATAAAAATAACCGCGTCATATCTATCACTATCAGATAATCCCGCGATTTGATTTGATTTTGAGAAATCAACACGAACATGTTCAATCTCTATGCCTTTTTCAAAGACGACTTGATTGTGTCTATCTTCTTCTTTATACGCTTCATAACTAATGTTATGAATTAACCAATCGAGAGGTAACGGAGGGGCGTTTGTTATCGGTTTTACTACTTTCATTAACGAACACCTACCCCATTGTAAAGAAGACCTGTATGCGCTAAATAGGACCTTACATCACTACCTACTAATCCGCTGTTCAAAGATGTAGCAGTTGATGCAAAATTACTATCACTAATAGAAGTTCTTCCAATGCTTACATTATCCGGCTTGGAAACAGCTAACTCACTTGTTCCGCCCGCCTCTTTGAAATACTCGATTTGATTACAAGTAGCTAACTGTATTTGATGCTGAATAAATTCACTGAACGATTCAATCCCACTTTTGCGTATTCGGTAAAATGTCACTGAATCAATTTTTCTTTCAGCATGCTTTAACAGTTTGGCAAATTCTTCCTGTTCCAAATGCTCCCCAGCGTATTCATCATTGTAAAATTCTAATGTAGTGTAAGGCATGTCACTCACTACCTTCCAATAGAGCCACTAACTCCGCTTTTTTCGCATTACTTGCAAATTCGATACTTCTATTCGCAAGCTCTTCTTTCAATTCTGCTACTGTCATAGTTGAAAAGTCTTGAATCGGCGCGCTATCAGTTTTAACCGACCGCGCCGCCATTAGTTTCCCGCTTTTGGTTGAACAACAGAGAATGCTTCATCTTTGACAACCATGAATCCAAGTTCAAAAGTAGCTTTCAATGCAGCCATATCACGTTCAGCTAGGTTAATTGGTTCACCTTTTTCATCTTTAACTGTTGTCAGAGTCGCTTCCGTTAAAACATCATACTCAATGCCTCGCAAGATGCCGTAGTACGCTTGATTCCAGTCACCAACTAATTCTGAAATATCTTTACCACCAAATGTATATCGAGGGGTATATGCAACTGGAAGGCCTAAAACATCATCTACACCAGACGAAGTTGCAGTGTTAAAAATTGGCATACCGTTGCCATCTTTTGTACTGCGATATTTAACGCGTTGCTTACGAATCGTTGCAATTCCGTTCGGTTCTAAGTCCTCAGCTTCAATTAAACCAATAGCCTCGTTTAAATCGTCATACTTATTAACAGTTTCCTCTACTAAATTACCTGCATCTGTAGCCGATTTAAGAATGTTCCAATTATAAGGACTCTCTACGCCAGTGAAAACAGCTTGGTCGAATTTCTTATAAAACGCTTCTGCAATTTCTTCTTGCATAAGACTAAAGAAGTTAGTTACGCTATAGTTTAGATTTTCCTTTGTGGTTGGAATAATAACAGCCATTTTTTTAGATCGCATTTTCGCTTTGGTGAATGTTGGTTTACTTGTTTGAATGCGTTCCGCTTCATCTACCCAAAAAGCACCTACACCACTCATAAAAGTAAACTCTTCCTCCGGTTTGTTCATTGGAACAGCTTTAGCTAATTTCATCGCCGCCGAACCATTTTTTACCCCTGTAACAATTTTTTCCGAAATATTAATCGGAATAGAACCTGTTTTTGCATTTTGCATTGTCGTTGTATCTGGATTAAAACCCATAATTTATTACCTCCGTTTAATAATTATTTTGTGATTCTGTGCTCATTTAGTACCTGGTTAGGCAGCTTTAATGCGCCTTCCTCCCCTGTTCCACCTGTTTGGTTTCCGCTTACGCCCCACTTAGGAGCTACATTTTCGCTTTCTTGAGCAAACAAATAAGCATCGCTTTCTTGCAATGCTCCTAGCTGTTCGTCAAGGCCTTTCAAACCTTCGTCTGTTAGTTCTAGTTTGTCGTTATCCAGTAAAGCTTTTACAGCCTTCGGATTTCTTGCTTTCGCATTTGCTAAAGCTAAATCAAGTGCTGCACCTTTGCGAGTTTCTACTAATTTAGCTTCCGAATCTTTTTTCAAAGTTTCGTAATTGTCTTGCAGTGTTTCCAATTGAGCTTTTAAAGATTTGCTCGTTCCGGAATCAGTTTTTAAAGCTTCGATATCATCGTCCCGTTGCGCAAGCTGGCTTTTAAGCCCGTCTCTTTCTGCTTCCGCTGATGTTACCTTGTCCTTTTCGTTCTGAATCGACTTACCATGTTCGACCATAATAGAGTCGATAGTTTCCTTTTCCAAGCCTAATTCCTTCAAAAAGTCTCTTTCCATTTCTTATTCCTCCTACGTTGTTTTTACGTGATACGATCACGAGAGCCGACTTTTAACGACTTTCGTTCAGGTCGAATGTTAGGCATATACTTTTTCTCTGCTATATTGCCTAGTTAAATTGTGCGTTTTTACAAATGCTCTTAGCTTGCTTTGCTTCGTTCTAACAGCTTGTTTAGCCTTTTTAACTGCTAGTTCATCGCCTAATTCTTCGGCAGCTGATAATTTGCGTTTAGCTGCTCTTATGTCGCGTTCCATCAATCGTTGTTGCTGACTCAACATATAAACGCGTTTGTTTTCTTCTTCGTCTACTAGCTCGCTCTCGTCCGGAGCAATGTTAATGCCTTCAATAAAAGCAAAACGATGATGACGGCAATTACAACCGAAAATCCCATCTCCATAGCCATATCTAAGTTCTGGTGAGTAAATAGACATGTATTTATTGCCGTATTTCGTTTTTGTTTCTTCAACAGATAACAAACAGATTACTTTGCCTTGAACAAGTGAACACGTTGGTCGTGCTCCTATGTGCTGTGAAATACGCACTAAATCCACGCCAAATTCATTCATTCGCTCGTCTTCAATGTTGTTATAAACACTGTTAACTGTTGTTCTGGTTACAGTCCGGACGTATGCCTCGGGTGTCCACCGCTTATTAGCTTTATCTACTAGTGCAGGAACGCCATTTTCAGCGAATTTAGTTACCGTTTCAGCTAATGCTTGTCTATGTGTTTTTAAACCAGCTAAGACGCTCTGTGTCGTTTCGTGAATGATATCTGAATAGATTTGTCTTGCTTGTGATAACATCGTTTGATTGATGCGCTTATAGTTACTTTCCGCTAACTTAAAATAACTTCTCATTACTTTATCGACTATTGTTTGCCCGTCGGTCACGAGTGGTAACACAGCACCTGCTTCAGCTAATTTGCTGAAATAGTTATCTACTTGTTTTAAATCGTTATATCCTGCGTCTTTAACAATAGAAAAAAGCTTCTTAGCAGATACGCCGGAAGCTTTGGAAATTCGTTCAATCATTTGCTGATCTAGTGCATGAACTTGATTAAGTTTTTCTATTTGCCAAGCAAGCACATTATCTGCGCTGATATTTTTCTTTGTTTTCAATCGTCGAACAATAAGAGTGAACAATTCATTTTCGAGCGTTGTGTATACATCAACGACCGGTTGCACAAATAAGTCTAATTGTCGAGGAGTTAGCGCCATCTAAATCACTCCTCTTCGCCAAATATTCCGGTCATATCATTGTTAGGTATTTCCGCTTGTTTTTCCTTTGCTAACATTTCAGCCCATTCATCCGCTTCAGCTTCAGTAATATTCCAAGCACGCTGTAAAGCAATTTTCAGCGGTATCATACCTTGATTTTTAGCATTCGTATAACGATTGATAGTTGTATCTTCATCTTGCGCTATAGAGTCGTCAAAATCGACTGTAATAGTGTCTAACTCGACTATATCGCCAGAATATGCCTCAATAAATTTTCCAACTTCGAGAATGCTCACAATCATTTCTTTTATGCCTTGTTCAATTAGTTGCGAATGACTGTTTTTAGTTTGATAAGTTTCTGACTTCTCGCTTACAACTTCTGTAGCTGTTTTTAAGCCGTTTTCATCGAAAGTAAAAGTGCCAGCACTTAAGCCAACTTGCATGGCGTATATTCTCAGCATTGCATTTATAGACTCGATGAACTCCGTTGAACGTATCTCAACAGATATATCTTTTATCGCTTTACCATTGTCGTCTTGGTCACCTTGATACAAAAAGAATGCTTCATCGGTTGAATCAAAATACTGTGAAGTCGAGCCGTCCAAGTTAACAGCCGTTTTAACAAAGCTGGAAGGCACTAACACTTTCTTTTTGCCTAATTTGAATTCTTGATAGTATGAATCAAACATCAAATCAAGCGTTTTTAATGTGTCCAATGCGTTAGCATAAACAGAAATGCCGAGCGGGCTCGTTAAATTCTTGTTATTCGCTATATTAGGTTTGATATAAATGAACGATGGGCGGGTAAATTTTGGTAGTGGTACAACTGGCTCAATATCATTAAACAACAGTTTTAAACTTACTTTTGTACCAAGCTCGTTCGGCGTGTCTGACTGATATAGCTCTGTTGTAACCGTGTATACATCGCCTTGCCACTCATTCCACTCAAGCAACGTATAATATTTATCGTTTTTATGAAAACTATTAGCAATAACACATTCGTCTACATTCTCGCTATCATTTGAGAGAGGATACATGCAATCAGCTGTTGCAAATGAAACTTTGACGTTTTTATTGCCGTCGTGATAAACCTTTATCACGAAGCCGCCCATCGCTTCTCCGTATTCGATGTAACGCTCCATATTCTTCGTAAAACCGTTTGTTTTGAGTACGTTAAGCACGAACTCTTCTGCTGCTTCATCATCGATATTGATTTTCACTTTCTCGTTAAAAAGAAGCTTTGACATGTACTTAGCTGTGACCTTCGGCAAATTCATAGATAATTGGCGTCTGTTGACTGGATTGCCATTATGCTCGTAATTGAGATTATGCCATTCAGCATAATGGCCTTGGTACAACCGTTTCCACATGTCAATATTCTTATAATCTTCATCATTAGCATTTACTTTTTTGTGGTCTTTTACATCTTTCAGTGCTTTCAATAGTCCCATTCTCCGCATCACTCCTTTCACGCTTGCGATTATTTGATTAATCAAGGTTTTCACCTCCTAATATTTGAGCCCCAATTTGCGTAAATTATCTTTAACATAGTACTGAAAAGCGTCGCACGTATGATCGTCTTCTTTGATGACCTCAGGCTTATCTGTGTTAACAGTTTTGACATCCCATTGATATTTGCGGTGTTCTTCGATGAATATTTGATTTTCTGGAATATCAAGATAATAAAAACGACCTTGTGCTAATAAATCTTGCACAAAGTCGACCATATCCACTTTTTTACCTTTTGCGACGGAGTGTAAGCTAACACCGTAATCTTTGTAGTACTGATTTCGAAGTCCGCCCTCCGCACTATCTACCGTTTGCATATCGACAGGCGCATTATACTTCGCGACTATTTTAGTCATGAACTCGCGTAACTCTTTTGAATAATCCGAAGGTGCTTTCTTTACTACTTGATTCGCGGGACTGTAATAGTATGTGTCTAGTAAGACAACATTTTTCTTTGCTGTAAAACCTAACGCTAGACAGGTGGTAGCTGATACTTGATGTCCAGTGTCAATGGCGAAGTCAATTAAAATAAGCCTGTCATCCGCAGGAATAGCTTTAAGCGGCTGAAACAGGTTCATGTTATAAACATTATCACCAAGGCCTATTACCTCGCCTAGATACATCCACCGGTAATAATCGAGGTCATTCTTTTTGTACTTCTCAATTTTCTTAATGATTTGCTTAGATAAAAAGCCTTTTTCATCATCTAAGTAAGTAGTGTGATGTATTAAGTAATCATCATCACTACATCTATTATCTACATATTCGTTCACCCACTCATAAGGATTGCGAGGCGGGTTAAATGACATGTATGTTGTAACTTCTTGTCCTTGCGGCAAATCTTCGCGAATGAATGTATCTTCTACAACATCAATATCAGTCACGCCGGAAAATTCCGCCAACTCCTCAAACCACAAATCACTAACATAACCCACCGGGATTTTCATTGATTTTAGTTTAGCGGGATCATCACAACCAGAGAAGTAGAAGCCTGTTTTCCATTCTTTATGAATGATTTCCATTGGAGATTTACCAAAATTGAATTGGTCAGCAACGCCCATTTCATACAAAGCCCATTTAATCTGCTGATAGACTGACTTATAAAGCGTATTAGCTACTTTACGTAGGCACACCATGTTAGATTTCGGATTAGCCATTTTCTTTTCTACGAGCTTTAAACTAATAACAGACGACTTCATAGAAGAACGCCCGCCTTTCGCTATGATGTGATTATGTTTAGATAGCCATAAATCGTAAAAAGCGGGATTAATCATATCGGTTACATTGATAACCTGGTAGTCAACTAGTTGTTTATGAATCGTTGCGTTCATCGTTGCCACCTGCCTTTTTATCAAGGTAGGCTTGCATTTCGTCAACGTTTGACATGATAATTGTTGTTGTTCCTTGATTGCTTTCTTGCTTTGTATCTGCTCTTAACTTATCGATTTGCGCTTGAATAAGCTCTTCTTGTAATTTATCTCTACCGCCTGCTACATGACGCTTAACAATCTCTTTTAGTGCTGATACTCGTTGATTGATGTCAGCGGACTTCATAATGACAGAAAAGCTATCTCCGTTTGGAACAATTACTTCTTCTTCCATTTCGCCTCGAGCTATTTCGGTGAATAATTGCATTGCCTCTGTATAGCCCATCACTCGCTTTTCTTCGAGTTCACTTAAAATCTTATCTATATAGCCTTTTACGACTGGTTTTGACAAGTTTTCGGTCGCTATACGATTAGCCGTTTTCGAACTATAACCAGCTAGGCGAGCGGCTTCTGTAGCATTACCGCATTTTATATATTCGTCTGCAAATCGTTTTTGTTTTTCGGTTAGTTTCACTACATATCACCACACTCCCTTATTTTTATTATCTGAAATCTAAACTACATCTTGCTTATGAAATAAATTATTATCTTTCAAGAATTGATGCAATGTAATTCCAACTCGGTTAACTAAATCTTCGTCTTGCTCTTCAAAACCAGATTCATAAAAGATTGCATGTAATATTTCATGAACTAACGTTTGTTCTTTTCGTTCTTCTGAAAGTCCGGTTGAAATTTCGATATGATTATCATGAAATACACACGCACCCCAATTCGAATTATCATTATCAACAACTTGTTTTTCTTGAACGACGTAATTAACAGCGCCTATTTTAACCTGTTTTGGAATTGCCATGCGTATCCCCCTTTATTTTTATGTATCAAAAAAGCCCCGAAATTCGGAGCCAAATTATCGCCCTACCGTGGGACACTTCTTTGAGAGGTGTTAGAGGTTCTATTTTAATATAAACAAACTGGTTAACGCACCAGTCAGCGCCACATGCGTGTTTTACATCCAGTGCAGATAGGATATGAGAAGTGGAGCGCAGACTCAATATAAGATTTTATTTTTGTAATCATCTTCACTTCTCACTAATAACATTTTATCACCTTTTTTTGCTCAAAAAGTGCCAGAAAAGTGCCATTTTCAATTCAACACTTCAATTCCTAAAGTAGTCGCCAATTCAATAACAGCCTTCCGTTTCTCTCTTTTGTATTGCCTTTCTTCATAAGGAATATCAAGCATAATAGTTATATCTTGTAAATTATGAATAAACTTCTCAAACAGTATCTTTCTATGAATGTGCTCAAGTTGGTTCAAAATAGCATCGTATTTTTTAACCGCTTCTTGTGCTGCATGAACGTTATCGACATTATGAATTGCAGCATCTTCTACTTTTGAATGAAATTCATTACTGAAATTCGGTGGCGTTAATTTGTATGTTGTTGTCATTGTCGGCAATTTACGACTTCCTGCCATCACACGCAGCATTAAATAGTCTTTAAAGAACTTTCTTACTGCTCTGACTGTCTGAATGTAGTTAATATCTTCAACTTGTGGTAGATTGAATAGTTGTCCCATAAAGTCGCCCCCATCACTTTATAAATTTTCGATAAACTCCCTTATTTTTTCAACCTTTTCAGCTGTATCAATAAAAGATTCTTCACTAATTGCTTCAAATTCAATATTGTAATTAGCGATTTCTACGTCCTTTCCGTCACAAATTGTTTCTCTTGTAAATACATTTAACTTTTCAATTTGCATTTTCATCCTCCTAAAACATATTACTCCAAGCCCAAAATATCCCTTTAACTGCTAAGCCTAGTACAAAAATCAATACTAGGACCCACAAAGTGTAAATAGTAACAGCTCCAATAAATTTCGCTACTTTATCAATCATTCCAAATCTCCTTATTTTTTTGATATTCGTTCATGTCAAAAATTTGATAGTATTCTTTTTTGTTTCTTTGTGTGTAATTGAAAACTACAGCCTTCGACACTTTGAAATGCTCTGCAATTGCGTAACACGTTAGTCCTGCATTACGTAAATCAGCGAATTCACGAATTGTAATTTCCGCCCATTTTTTCTTTTTCACGATGCGATCGAACGTTTTGGTCCAGTAAGTTTTTTGCTTTTCTATTGTATTCTCGTTCATTAGTTGATTGAGTTCTTTTTGCAACTTTAGTAATTCGTCTAGTTCTACATCGTTATTTGCTATATAACTAATAATTTCCCGCTGCCTCGCTTTACTCTTCGTCATCTCCATTACTGTCATTTGTCACACCTCCACAAATTGCCCGCCTTTTAATTTCACACACTTAATTGATTGCATATAACGCATTTCAAATAGTTTTCGTTTGAGTATAAACTCGTTTGTTAACATGCCTTTGACGTCGATTAACTCCTCATGCCCATCATTGTATTGTACGAGAAAATCAGCTTTATATTTAATAGCTCGATACAGTTTTCCGTTTTTTCGAAAGCTTTCTTGTAACACAAACTCTGGCTGTAAATCGAAACTAACTACTTCACCAGTCATTTTTAATAGTTTCAATTGCTGATAATATGCTGCTTCCGCTTTGCTATCGAACTTTATATTGTCAATAACAACTTTCTTCGCATTGTATTTATTTCGCGTACTCGTTTGCTTCGTTAATGACGTACGCCGTATATTTCGCCTCAATTTCTTCGTCCCCCATTTGTTCAATTTCGCTAATTTGGTAGTTTGTGACTTCTGCAATCGCATTAGCCATAAATCTGATGCTCGCTAATCTTTTACTCAGATTATTAATATTTTCTAGCGCTGTTTCTGCTGTCATTTTTTTATTCACCCTTTCGCTCAAAATGGCAAATCATCTTCATTAATATCAATCGCCTTGCCTTCGTCTGCAAATGAATCACTCTTCTGACTCGTATCTGCTCGATATGAGCTTGTTTTATTGTTATTTGAATAATTAGCTTGGTTTTGATAATTATTCGATGTAGCGCCTTCTGCGTTGATATTTTTAGGCTCTAAGAATTGAACTGTTTCAGCAACTACCTCAGTAACGAAAACGCGTTTACCGTCGCTGTCCTCATAATTACGAGTTTGAACACGTCCATCAACGCCTGCCATGCTTCCTTTTTTCAAGAAATTAGCTGCGTTTTCCGCTGGTTTACGCCAAACAACACAATTAATGAAATCGGCTTCTTGTTCTCCTTGTGCATTTTTAAATGGGCGATTTACTGCTAGCGTAAAAGTCGCAACAGCTACTCCAGCTGGAGTGTAACGTAATTCAGGGTCTTTCGTTAATCGTCCTACAAGCACTACACGGTTCATCATTCGTTTGCCTCCTCAAATTTTTTAATTTGTGGTCGTTCTCCGAAATTTTCAAGTATATAATTTTTCGCGTTTTTAATTGCTTTTCTAAATTCATCTAATCCATTTACTTCGATTTTTTTCTGAACTAAAGGAATCACATTATCTTTATAATATTCGATTGCTTTATCTCGAGTGTCTAAAACAAAAACGTCTATAAAATCGACTGGAAAATTAATTAATACTCCGCCACTTTCAACTTCACTAACTTGTATAAAAACATTGCTTTTTGCATAGAACGGATAAATTGCAAAGTCTATCCCATCTATCGTCACTTGCATCCCCACCTTCACAGCCCATCCACTTTTCGTCGCAATCTGGAACACTTTATCTTTTTCAGATATTTTTATTGTGCTAGTCATTTGTTCTCCCCCTATACAATCCCTAAGACGACAAATCCGTCTTTTTGCTCATAATCCGTCATGTAAACTACTTCAACAGCGATCTGAAAGCCTGAAAATTCATGGTTCCATTCGCGTAAAATCAAAATATCTCCTACTTGGAAATCGCGGTCATTCTTTCTAATTTCGAACGTTTTTCGTCCTTCCGTCACAGCTGCAAAAAATTCGGGTGTTATTTTTAATTCGTGTGTTTTAGTCATTTAGACGCTTCCTTTCACTCGTATATTGGTCGTTTATATATTTCGTAATAATCTGTATAAATCTGCTTCGGCGTGTCGTCTATATCGTCATACATAGCCCTTTCCGCTGCTGCTCTTGTTTTGAATATACCTAGCGACTTCTAATTGTTCCAAAAACTACATATCAACTCATAGACGTATTCTTTATTTTTCCGGCTTTGTTTAGTCATTTATTCCAAACTCCTTCCGCACATTGGACAGTAATTGATATTCCTAGCTGTTAAACCGTAGTAGCTGAAAACTCCTAAGTTGCCAGTGCTATCTAGTCTAACAACACCAGGTTCTTTATACTCTTCATCAAAACTTAGTAAAGGCTCGTTATTCATCATAGAGTCATTCTTACAATACTCACACATTATTTCGCCACCTCTTTCACCATGTAAGTTCCGTCATCATCTAAACTCAAATGATACTCTTTCAATGTTTCAGCTTCATCGTGTAACTGATCACTCAAATCTGTTTCTTTGTCATATTTATCGTATAAGAATGCTTCTACGTCTAATTTTATTAACTTAACATAATAATCTTCATCAACTTCTCCATCGCAGAAAACTTGCTTAGCATTTTCTACCCATTTTTTGGCTGTTAGCAAATCCGTTGTCCACTCTGTTGCTTCGTCATATGTTACTACCCCATATAAAATCATTCCGACACCTCTCTCTTTCTTGCTCTCACAAGTGCGGTAGCGGTTCCTCCAGATAGATAGTTCCAATCAGAAGAGGAATACGTACTGAAATGGACTTCGATAATCTCGTGTGTTTTGGAAAGCTCGTTTAATTGGTCGTCTATGTTTACGTATTTCGCTCGTGACTCACTGTATCCCACAAATTCAAACCATTCCTCGTTCATTCCGCCACCTCCAATAATTCCGGATTCACTTCCAAAATAGTTGATTCGTGTACAGGCGGATACATCAAATCGCCGTCCACGATCAAATCATATTTAGCTTCTCCGCACTCGCATGTACCGCAAAAAATGATATGTCGTGTGTGCTTCTCTAATGCTTCTCTTAACGTCATTTACTTTTCCTCCAATAGTTCCGGATTTTCGTGAATGTTGCCTATCACTTCGATTTCATATAATCCTGACATTGAAACTTCGCTAAAAACATTACTGTCAAAGTAATAAGTCGAAGGAACTTTTATATCAAATGCAGGATAGCCATCTTCTGAAAAATACTCCACTTGAGAATTGAATACGTGAAAATCATCTTCTGAAAATGCTACAATATCCCCTTCAAAAATCTTCTTGCCGTTTTTGTCTTTTAAGACTGTGTATTGCCCAATTGTTTTTTCGTCTATCGCGTGCATGTTATTAATAATAAAATGTGCATAAGTTAATGTGCTAGCGCCTTTTCGTTCATCTGCAAAAATGAAAGTGGCACTATCTTCAAACTGCATTAAATTACCGTAAACCCATTCTCCGTTGTCTATTCGTTTACCTCTGAATTCAATCTCTCTCATGCCATTGCACCTCTATTGCGGTATTTAAAAATAACACGGGCACGTCAATGACCTCATTACATAACGAATCCTTTTCAACCTCACATAAAAGTGAAGTTCCTATGAAAACAGGCAAGTGTTTGTCGTGTCTATTCAGTGCTTCGATTAATTCTGCTACTGTCATGCTTCACCCTCCATTTCAATTTCAGCAATAAAATCGCACCACTTTATAAAACCACTTATATGTGGCGCAACGTTGTTACTAGAAGCCCAACCCGCGAATCCTATAAATCCGCATTTATTAAATGAAATGGATTCACGACTATCGTAATAATGTGATCTAACTGTCATATATGCCTGTTTAATGCCTGTTTTAGCTCTGTGAATTTCAGGTGAATTTAATTTACAAAACTCATAATCTTTTATTTTTTCCATTTTAGCTAGTTCTTTAGCGACAAAATATTGTAGTAAATAAATATCATAATCTTTTAATTTTTCGTAACTAAGACCTTTGTCGATAAAATATTGGCGTGCTTCATCATTTGTCATGCTTCACCCTCCGAATCGTTAAAAGGGACTACAGTATAAGTATGGCGTGAATTGTGTGTTGCTAAAAAACAAGCGAAAGTCGTCATACTTAATTTATCGCCAGAAAGAGCTTCTTCTTTGGAATGTGCTATAGTGTATTGAAGTTCTTTTGCGATTGTTTCAAAGCTTCGAATCCATATGCGTGAAAACATGTAATTTTTATCAATTTCAATGATATAGAGCTTTTCTGATTCACATTTTGGTTCTTTCTCGACTTCATAACCGTCCATCCATGCTCGAGCCAAAAGCTCCTGATTATCGTTATTGTTTTGCAACCATTCGTAAATAGCCACTGGCATATGCCCTTTTACTATATATAGCGCGTTAGCTAAGTCATAACCTACAGATGTACAAAATATAAACCAGTCATCTACACACTGCGGAACTACTACTAACTCCGGTTCTTCAACCTTTGCTACAGCTTTATCTGAAAACAACAAATCTATCGGAGAATCGCTTTGCTTAACAGACACCTCTTGTGTTTCAGGATAAACTCCATTTATCACTCCTTCGCTTCTCTTGTTTCTGTAAATAAACTCCACTTTATCGCCTGTTTTAAATCTCATGCTTGTTCCTCCTTCGCCATGCTAACTTTAAGAGCATTGGTAATTTTACGAGAGATGTTTCCGTTCAATACTGTATATTCACGAAAAAACTCTTTCCTTTCTTCTCTTTTTTTACATATAGCTTGAATTTTGTATGTGTTATTTAGAAGCATTGTCTTGACATAATCTGCTTCTTTTTTCGTTAAAGTTATTTCAATGGTATTCATCTTGATCGCACACCCTTCTGTTCCTTCGTAAGCCGTTCAGTAAGTCCTAGCACATACTTTCGTTCTACCGTCTCGCATAAATTCAGACTAGCTCTATACCTAATTTCGTTAAACGTCATGTTTGTAACTGGTTTCGCGTGATCATAAATCGTTAAAGTTTTGTCTTTGAACATTGCAGGATTTCGCAAAATAAATTTATACATTTTTGTAATGTGGTTATAGTGCCGAATTTCCGACGGTTTCCCGCCAAGTCTTGACACGTGCCAGTAATATTTTCCCAAGAGAAACATCCTTTCTAATCAACTCTAATTACTCTTAACCCCTTATCAGTCGTCCTCTTTCGATAACTTGGCGTAGCATAAAACAAAATCGTCTCACGCTTCACTTTCTGAAACACCGCTAGTTCGTCTACTGTGCCGATTATTAGTAGTTCATCCGCTTTATAAAGTGCGTATTCTGTCATGCCTTCGCCTCCTCTTCGGCAGCCAATTTGGCTTTTATCTCCGCGACTCGTTTTTCTAGCGCTTCCTTTTCTTCTTCCGTCATCTCTGGCTTTTTAGGCGCTTCTTGCTGCTCTTTGTCGAACCAATCTGGTAATATTTCCTGTTTTACTGGTTTGTTGTATTTGTTGAAAGCAGGCTTGTTATATTTTTGCTCTAGTTCTATCTGTCGTTGTTTTTCCGCTGCATCAACATCAGCTATTGTTTTAAATCCTCTGCTTTCCCAGTTTTTAAGAATTTTATTAACGTAAGCATAATTTCGTTTATTAGCTCCTTGTTCAGAAGTAACCTCTAAAGCCTTCATGACAATTTCTCGATTACCTGCAAAATCATCTACCCAAGCAAGTAGTTTTTCGAGTTCGATTGGAAGCATCATTCCGAATCCGTTTTGTTCCCAAAAATCTTTGAAATTTAAATCGCTGTTGTTGTTGTTTTTATTACATTCTTTAGTTCTTACATTCTTGTTAGTTGTTAGCTGTTTGTTAGCTGTTTGTGAGTCGTTTGTTAGCTGTTTGTTAGCAAGTGTGTTAGATTTATTTTCCGAGTCTTGATAAACGCCCCAGTTCACTATGTTTATAAGGGTGTTTACCTTTGTTGATTCCTTTGTTAGAAATCCGTAATTTTCAAATCTTTTTAGAGCTGTCCTGACATTTTGCGAAGAGATACCTTTGCCGCATTCCTCCGTAATTGACTTAATACTTGTGACGAATTCACCTGGTTTTGCTTTGAAAGGTTTCCCCATCCACTCCCACTCGTTTTCCTTGTGATTTGCCATCATTAACAAAGTCACAAGGATGGTTTTTTGCTCGGGTGTAGAGCTTCTCCATATAGGCTTTTCTTTCAAATCTCTATGCAATTTAACCCACCCATGTGACATGCTTCTTTTCTCCTTTCAAATTAGATCATTGACCCTTGAACTACCGAGCCAGCTTCTAACGTGTCAGACGGCGTTATAGGCGCCTCTATAATGTCCGGTATTGATTCATCGTCTGTAACGTCTTTTCGTTCTCTAGGCTCTGCTTCGTCCTCTGTAACCGCTGTTTGCATGTCGATGGATAAGATGCCCCATTTACTTAACATGTTTCTAAGAACAGTCTTTTTAGCCATTGCATCGTAATCTTTTTTCCATCCAAAGTCTGATTTACTAAATTTCTTTTTATGTGCTTCAATTTCTTTGCGAGTCCAATAGACCGTTTTTTCAAAGCCATTTATCAACTGAAAATAACCACAGTAACCAACGACTTTTTCACTTGTATTGTTGTCTAAATCTAGTTCGATTTCTTCAGTAAGTCGATTCCATTTTAGTAACTCGCCTTCTCGCACTTCGATAACATTAATACTTTTATATTGTCCTGTGCGTAGTGCTAACTGGATGTATCCTTTATAACCAAGCTGAAACTGTGCTCTGCCTTTGTAAGGAACAATCCACGCATAACCTAAATTTTTGTCAATCGGTAAATCTAGTGTTGCCGCTACCATGGCAGAAGTAACAACCGTCATTGGGTCTGTTTTTTGTAAATAGTCGTCGCCATTGTAAAGGTTTAAAAGGGAAGTTAAAAATTGAGGTGCTTTTTTATCTAGTACACTTTCGAATTTCTTGCGCATTGTAGGTGCTTCTAGCAATCCTTTTAAACCTAATGATTGTGCGCTTGCTACTTGTCCCCCATTTTGTTTGTTTGCTAATTGATTTTTTAATTCATCGTTAGTTGCCATTATTTATTCTCCTTCACTGCAAATTTTCTATAACTAGTTTCTTTACGTAATTTTTTGTAAATGTCTGGATGTTCTTCTTTTAAACGTTTAGTGTCTACTCTTGAAGTAATAACAGGCTTCCAAGTAATCGTAAATTCGTCTGCGATGGCTGTTTCAGCTTCTTTTAAATCATTCTTGATATTATTATCAATTTCTTTCTTTCGTGTCTCTAAAAGCTTTATATCGCGTTCTAAATTTGCTCTTTCAGCCAAAAATTCGTTGTATTTTTTTGATAAAATAACTTGTTTAGCTTCTGACTTAGCAAAACGATCTTTTAAATATTTTTCTGCGGCACTTGAACCGTCTAGCGCCGGCGCTACATGTCCTTTTACGTTCGTTTCCCAAAAATCTAACTCAAAAGCAATTATTTGATTGATTAACTCGTCATCGCGTTCAATTTCTTTCCAAATAAATTTATTTCCTCCAATTAGAACAGCTACATAGGCTTTGCTTTTACCTGTGACCGCTAAATAGTGTTGTATTTGCACTAGATAAGTCGCTGGTACTTCGTCAGCTTCCCATTCCTTTGCTAAGTATGCTGATGCTGTTTTACATTCCAAAATAGCGTCTTCACCAACCACAAACCTATCAACGTTTGCCAACATAAAATCATGCTCTGGATGTTGATACATCATGTTGCTACGTCTTACTTTCTTTCCAGTTCGCTTTTCGAATTCTTTTGCGACAACTTCTTCCATTTGATTGCCCCAGTATGCGGCTTCTCCCGCTGATTCATCTGGTAAAACTTGGTCTGTCTTATCTAGCCACAGCTCAAATGCTGTTTTGTACTGATTTAATCCCATGATGATTCCCGCATCGCTTCCGCCAATGCCTAAACGTCGAGTTAGCAACCATTGCGTTCTATCCATGTCTTTTACACTCGCTAAGATGTTCATTGTCTTTTCTTTTGCAATAGCCATATATGTTACCTCCATTGATTTTTTAATGGACCTGAGGTATAATTTTGTTAAGGTAATATCTCAAATCCTTAAAGCGCGCACTGCTATGCGTGCTTTTTTAATGTCTAAAATCATCGTTCCAAAGATCATCAACCACAAGTGGATTCTCAACCATGTTTATCACTTCCTCTCAGCCAGTAGCCTGCAATTAGCGACATAAACGACACGAAAATCATTACCATAAATACATCCATTATCTTGTGACCTCCTCGTAGCCTTTTAACTTCAACTCTTCGATATAGTCCGCCATGTTGTCGCAACCTGTTTCGTTAAGCGGTATTTTCTGCTGAAATGCCGGATTAGCAATCATTTTTGTTCTGCTATTTGTATGAATTTCGCTATCACCGAAGTTTGTTGTCTTTCTGAAAACTCTTTCTGTCATTGTTGTAGTCCTCCTTTATTTTTCTCCGCCTTGTGCTACCCATGCTTCAAGTTCTCTTTTGCTAAAAATCCATGTCTTGCCGTTTATTTTTTTGCCGGGTAATCCCGCATTTCTAGCCCAAGATTGAATAGTCCTCTTTTTCATACCTAACATTTCCGCCGCTTCCTCAGCTGTTAAAATATCCTTTTCCATCGTTTCCATTGTTTCTCACTCCTTCACCAAACCATTTTTTTGATAGAATTTATCTCGACTTTCTAAAATTTGTTGTAAATTAATGTTGAATGCCTTCGCTATACTTGTGTTAAGCGTTAATGCTGTTGCGATTACATCTGTTATTTCTGAAATTGCTTGTTTAGCTGCTTCTCGTTGTAACATGTCACCTTTTCTTAAATTGAACGTCATCGTCTCTAAGCCGCTTTTCAGCGTGTTTATTGCTTCTTCAACTTCTAGTTCAAAGCGGTTAGTTAAAGAAGCGTGGTGATTGTCTAAGCCGTCGAAAAGTGGAGGTATCATTCCGTTTGAAAATTCATGTGCGAATAAATATGTGCTTTCTGGTTCGTTGTAGCTATCAATTAACTGTTCTGCTTGTTCAAGTGAAACTGTACGCTTTCCTTTCAACTGGTTGCTTATTAGTGCTGGTGTTACATAACTATCAATCGCTAGCTCTTTTTGCGTGCGAGTTTCTGCTAAAACTTGCATCGCGGTTGGCGCTGATGTTGATTTTTGAAACATAATATCTCAATCCTTTTTGTTTATTTTTTAACCACTAATTAACAACTTATCGTTATATACTATTGTTAGTCGCTCCCCGTGACTAAGTTGTCTGCATAAGCGTCGTTGTGGTAGGTGACGCTTAAATTATGACTTGATTGTGTTCTTCTAATAATTTGTTTAATAGGTATATTTGACCTTTGCCAGTAACTCGAGGTGTATAGGTAGTTATCATTAAGCCGTTTCTATCTGTATGAATATGTGTTTTTTGTTCAAACAATCCTAAATTCATCGCCTTTTGCGATGGTTTATTATAATAAGCCCCTTTATTTAGCAAATATCCGCTACCTCTCAACCATTCAAAAAGTCTGTTTTGTCCTATATCTAATCCTTTTTGTTTTAGAATAGTAGCTAAATCTTTTACTAAAATTGTGTTCTCGCTCGTTTGTACAGCTTCCGCAAAAACTACTTTCGGCTTTTGTTCCTCAAGTTGCTTTAAAGCCTCTTGCTTCTCTTGTTGTTCCTCAATCCATTTTTTAGCTCTAGCGACTGGATCTTCTATCATGTATGAAAAAGTTGGATATTCAGTTGCTAATTTCCTCGCTTGTTTTTCTACTTCAATGAAGTATTTTCTAATTGCTCGACCCATTTCGTTGTTTTGCACCATTGCTAATTCTTTAGCAGTATCTAAAGTCAAAAAATAATTTGTTGATGGTCGCCCATTGGTTTTACTCAAAGTTGAGTAAAAGTCTAAACCATTCTCATAACCATAATTTCCAATCATTCTATATATCCAATCATTAAATCTTGTATTTACTAAAAGCTTTTCATGAAGCATCCGGGCATCAACAAATTTTTCGCCTTGTTCATTTTCTAAAACTGGCAACATTTCATTTGCAATTACTTGTAAATTTGACATTTTGTTCTCCTTTCTGTTCGCCCTTTCACAGTGCTATAGTTTTTGTGAAGGGAGGTGGGTAAAATGGGAGTTAAAATTAAATTTGATTCAAAAAAATTAGAGAGACAAATTAAAGAACAAAGCCTAAAAATCGCAAAGCAAGATATTATTAAAAATGGAACGGAAGGGAGCTGTCCCGAATGTTCGCATGTATTTACAGTTAAACCTGGAGTAAACACATGTCCCGATTGCGGGAATGAATTTACTGTAAAAATCAAGTAAATCACTTCACCTTAATTTCTAACGAGTTTATAGTGCTAGCCAAGTCTTCCACCAAAGATTTGGCTTCACTTAATCTCTTTTCTAACAAAGTGGCGTTTTCTATGGAATCCTCTACTCCATTCAGCTCTACTTTCATTTCGATAATTTTTAGCTCTTGATCTTTTTCAAGTAAACTTAAAATATTTTTTATAACGCTGTATTTAACGAATGAGCCGCTCTCTATCGCATTACCATTTTCTAAAATTGTTTCTAGTTTAATAATTGCTTGTTTGATGTTATTCATTTTTCTTCCTCCTAAATTATGATTTTTAGTATTTTCCAGACCATATTAGTCTTTGCATTTCTTCGCTGATCGTGAATGGGTGATATTCCACTTGTACAACTGGTAATGATCCTGCTTTTAAATCTAACTTGACCGCTGTAATTCCTTTTCTTAATTGTTTTCCATTGATTTCTAATACTCCATAACAGCAGTTTCTATCTCCTTGCATTTTAATATTTAACGATTTCAAGATTTCTGGAGGTATGATTTTGGTTTTAAAAACTGATTCTTTCTCTTCACTTCTTTTATTACTCAAATATCTTATGTTCATTTTCTAGCCTCCTATTTTCTTTTGCCCAAATCGCCGTTAGTTTTTTCCGATAATCTATTAACTAATGAATTAATTTCTGAATAAAGTTCCGGCAAAATACTTAAATCACTAAAATCTTCTCCGGTTATACTTAATTCAATGGTGAGTACTGACTCTTTTCTATTTCTCTTAGTTAGGAAAGAGTTTGTAAATGCAATTTTCCTCATTTTCTAACCTCCTGTTTTGTTTTCCGTCCAATTCAGACACACAACGTGTCTTTATTATCAAAAAAAATATCTTCAATTGGCACATCATAATAGTTTGCGATTTTGTTAGCTAGTTTTAACGAGGGAGTCCGGTCTCCTCTCTCAATTGCCCCTAACATTTGAGGTGTTATATTTAAATCTTTCGATACCTCCCGTCTTGTTTTTGATTTCCTTAGCTCAATAAGCCTGTTTCTCATTTTTTCACCCCCAAAAGAAACGTTTTGTTTCTCTATAAATGCACTATATCAGAAACAATATGTTTCTGTCAAGTTTTTCAGAAACTTTTTGTTTCCAAATTGAAGAATTAATGGACTGGAAACTAATTGTTTCTTATAATATACATATAGAAAGCGTAGGTGTTAGAAATGTTTAGTAAAAGATTATCTGAGTTGCGAAAGAAAAAAGGTTTTTCACAATACAAATTAGCGGACGAACTTGGATTTTCTAGAGGTCAAGTAGCTAATTATGAACAAGGAACAAGAGAGCCTGACTATCAAACATTACTGAAAATAGCTGAATTTTTTAATGTATCTACTGATTATTTATTAGGAAGAGACGATAATAATCTCGCTGACACAATCGCAGCACACATTGATTCAAACGCAACAGAAGAAGATATAAAAGAGATACTCGCTTATATAGAAGAAAAAAGAAAAGAGCATGCAAATGAAAGAGAAATTAATATTACGGAAATAGCTTCAAAAGAAGATGAAGCAGTTGATAAATTTGTTGAAGAGAACGAAGATTTTAAAGCTGTTGCAGCTCGAGTAATGAATGATGCGGAAGCAGTCAAAGCAGTTAAGTCATTCATTGAATTTTATGAGCAACAGAAAAAAGATTAAAGCATAATTTATTTACTTACTTGACTCTTGACTTGTAATTTATTTACTCGTTATCGCTATTGATTATTAACTTTCTGTGAAAACGTGATATTTCTTATAAAAATTATGTATAATATAAGTGCAACGTTGCAATAAAAAACAACGGGGTATAAATACATGAAAACTTTAGATGAACTGAACGTAAAACATGATATAGTGATACTAGAACACGAATTTACTTCTTGTTCATTCACTTTAAAAAAAGAAATTTTCATAGTTATTGATAGTAGATTAAGTCGAAGCGAAAAATTGGAAGACATCGCAAGGCTTTTGAATAAAATATAACTATGTAACCAGTTCGCGGCCGCGGGTTGGTACATATAAAAGGGAGAAAGCGGGATGAGCAAGTATAGTTACCTACTAAAAAAATGGTGGTTTTGGATTCTTTTATTATTAATTATATTAAGTTTGTTTAATGGTATATGGGTTCTTTTATTTTTCGCTACTCTAGCGACTTTGACATTTGCTGTAATAAAAGTTATTAAAAATGAAAATCGCCGAAAATATACGTTAATCATTATAGTAACTACAGTTTTACTTCTTACTTTTTCTTTAGTAAGAACCGTTCAGCTTTATAATTATATTGTGGAGAATCCAGAAGAAAATGTAACAACAGATGACCCAAAAAAGGATATTAAAGAAGATGCCGAAACAAATGAAGTAGAAGAAACAGAAGAAATGAATCAAGCAGACGCTTCTACGGCATATACAGTCACTCAAGAAGGTATAGAGTCTTTTAACGAGTCTATTAATCGATTAATTTCTGAATCAAACGGAATACTAATAAAAGTGGTTCCATTCGAAAATGAATATGATATGTTAATTGCATATGTAACTCAAGACTTAAAATATCAAGATGAAACAATCAAACAAAAAAATGCTGATTATTTAGGGAATGAAATACAACAACGCGCTCTTGGTACTCTTTTTGGGGGAGATAGCAATCATAGGCCCATGGTTGAGCTAAGATATGAAGACGAGACAAAGATGGCTGGAAGTAGTGCTTTTGATAAAACTAATATGAAGCTCACAGGAAAATAAAATATAAAGGGAGAATGAATATGAAAAAAGGGATAGCTTTATTAGCGGGATTTATGTTAGCTTTTAGTATTTTTTTAACAGGATGTGGCGGAACAGATAATACAAGAAAAGAAAATCATTCTGATGGCAGTGCCGAAGTGAAAAATAAAAAAGATAATAATACATCAGATGAATATGTAGAAGATGGTCTTTTATTGAAAGTGGGAGAATGGACTAAAGATAAAGATTACGATACTAAAGTGACTCTTGAAAAGATTGCAACTCCAAAAATAAAAGTAGATTTAGGCGACTTAAATATGTTAATTAAGGATGTAAAAATCTTTAAACGAGAGAATGTCAGTGACGCAGAAAAAGAGGAATTTAGCGGTGGAAAAGTCCCTGTCACAGATCCTTACTACACAATACAAGTTAAATATGATTTAGAAAACACTGGAAAAAATGCGCTAAATTTTAATGGAATTGATTATATCATCACAGACCAAAAACAACAAATTGATGTTATGACTGACAACATTGGTATAAATGGTGTCTTCACTGTACAACCAGATGTCATAGTTGAAGATGAATATGTTATTTGTATATTAAAAAAAGACAACGTGGATAAAATAAATAAAGTAACTATAAAAACATCACCAGTCTATAACAGTGAAACGTATGACGAAATTACTAAATCGATGACTATCAATATTGAATTTAAATAAAAGAGAGCCTCCGGGCTTTTCTTTTTACCGAAAAAAAGAACGTATGTGCGAAAGGAGGGCTTATTTTATGGTAAAAAAAGTAAAAGGTAGGCGTTATGAGGGTTCAATTGAACAACGTAGCAAAAATTCATGGCGTATGCGCGTGACTGTAGGCTATGACTACAAAGGTACGCCGATTCGGGCTGACAGAACGACGCGAACAAAAAATGAGAGGGAGCGAGAAAGAGAGTTAAGAAATTTCATCACAGAATTAGAGCAAAATGGATATACAGCTCCTGCAAGAATGACATTTAAAGCATTTGTTGAGAATGAGTATATGCCAAAACATGCACAAAATAACCTAGAAGTTAAAACCTGGACAGAATACTACAAATCTATAGTAGCAAGAGCTTACCCAGCCTTTGGCGGCGTTCAAATGGATAAAATAACTACACTTCATATAGTTAATTTAGTCGCAAAATTACAAAAGCCCGGCGCAAGATTAGATGTTAAACCTACAGATTCAGACGAAAAGAAAAATAAGCCACTTTCGCCACGATCTATCAGAAATATTTATTTTGCGATAAATTCAGTATTTGAAACTGCGGTTGAGTGGAAAGTAATCCCAATTAACCCCGCAGAGGGTGTAAGGCTTCCAAAAACAACTAAAAGACCGCCTACTATTTATACTCCTGCTGAAATTGAATTGTTAAATGCAGCTCTAGTGAAAGAGCCACTTAGATTGCAAGTAATGATTTATATAGCGCTGATTTCAGGTTGTAGAGAAGCTGAATTAGCAGCATTAGAAGTAAAACACGTGAACTTAATAGAAGATGAGCTAACATTCGAACAAACGCTAGTTGCAAAAGCAGGAGAAGGTTTACTTCTTAAAGAATCAACTAAGAATGATGTAGCTGGGATAGTTTCTATACCCGCTTGGTTAACTAATTTAATAGAAACATATATAAGCAATGAAGTTTTAGACCTAAAAACTGAAGGGAAATGGACCAATCACAAATTTTTATTCGCCAACATGGAAGGCAAACCGATTAGGCCTGATTCGATTTATCAGCGTTGGAAACGATTTTTAGAAAGACACAACTTGCCGGTGATTCGTTTTCATGATTTGCGTCACACATCTGCTACACTTTTATTGAACAAAGGTAGAGATATAAAAATTATCCAAGAGCGGCTTAGACATAAATCTAGTGTGACCACTTCAAACATTTATGCACATGTTTTGAAAGATACGCACAAAGATGCAGCTAGCGATTTTGAGAACCCTTTTTAA